ATTGTATTGATGTGGAACCCTGTCCGATATTGGTATTGCAACCGACATTGGAAATGGCAGAAATTTGGTCTAAGGATAGGTTAGCGCCTTTATTGCGTGATACACAACGATTAAAAGACAAAGTGCGTAATCCGCGCAGTCGTGACAGTGGCAACACTTTATTGCACAAACAATTCCCTGGCGGTCATATCAGCATTGTCGGTGCCAATAGTCCAGCAGGCTTAGCGTCTCGTCCTATCAGAGTGGTATTGTGTGATGAAGTTGACAGATACCCAGCATCCGCAGGTAGTGAAGGCGATCCGGTTCAGTTAGCCAGTAAACGCACCACGACTTTCAGTAATCGTAAGATTGTATTAACCTCAACACCAACAGTACAAGGACTTTCTCGGATTGAGGCAGCCTGGCAGGGTTCTGATAAACGTCATTATATGGTGCCTTGCGTATACTGCAGACATTTTCAAATGTTGGTGTGGTCACAATTACACTGGCCTAAAGGTAAACCACAGGCGGCAGCTTATGAGTGCTGCCACTGTCAGCGCTTAATCAATCATTGCGATAAAGCTAAGTTACTGGGACAAGGTCGCTGGCAAGCAGACAATAAAAAAAGTCGTGTTGCTGGTTTTCATTTGAATGAATTATACAGCCCTTGGGTATCCTGGGGTGAAATGGCGACAAGTTTTGAGGAGGCTAGACAATTACCAGAAACTTATAAGACCTGGGTCAATACCTCATTAGGTGAATGTTGGCAAGCGGGTAAAACGCAAGTAGCAGTTGATACTTTATATCAGCGCCGTGAAGTGTATACGGCAGAAGTGCCACAACAAGGTGTGTTGTTAACCGCTGGTGTTGATGTGCAGGATGACCGCTTGGAAATAGAAACGGTTGCCTGGGGTGCTGGTGAGGAATCGTGGTCGATACGTTATGATATTTTACGCGGCAGTCCAGCCAAGGAGGCGGTGTGGCAGCAATTAAAAACGTTACTTACGCGGCGTTTTATGCATGAGTCTGGTGTGCCTGTAGCCATTCGTGCTGCCTGTATCGATACGGGTGGTCATCATACGATGGCGGTGTATCGCTTTTGCAAGCAACATCCCTATGTTGTATTTGCGATAAAAGGTAGTTCGCAAATGGGCAAACCCATTGTGAGCCGTCCGACGCGCAGTAATTTAGGCCATATCAATTTATACCCTGTGGGCACTGATACAGCTAAAGCAACGCTTTACAGTTATTTGAAAATTGAATCACCTGGTCCTGGCTTTTGTCATTTTCCTAAAAGTGAGACTTTAGGACAGTACAGTGCAGATTTAACTTATTTTCAGCAATTGACGTCAGAGAAGCAAGTGACCAAGACGGTTAATGGACGACCGGTAGTACGATTTGAGAAAGCAGCTGGGGTACGTAATGAAGCACTCGATGTTAGAGTATATGCAATAGCAGCGCTTTATATTTTGAATCCGCAGTTGCAGGCGTTGCCGGAGAAGCCTGCGGCGGTAACATCGCAAGCTACAAAGTCTAATGCCAGTGTCCATGAACCCTGGCGTATTAATCGGCGAGAGGTTAAATCGTGGGTTGGAGTTGAGGATGGGAAGTGGCTGTGAATTTAAACAAGGGCAAAATATTTTTAATATCTACCTCATGTCATTGCTAAAGTTCTAGCACTCAGTGCCGTCAATATGATTGAATTAAAAATTTCTTTATAGAAAAACATGGGTACAGATAAAAAATTAAAAAGGGTTGCTATACTTTGTGGTAACTTTACGAGAAATTTAGCTTTCTATAAAGCTGGATGGAATGATGGAAAATTTAAATTAGAGGGTGAATTTTGGTTTACTGTTATTAACAACTTCCTAGATATGGGCGTTTTAGAATGGGATAAGTTATTTGGAGATAAAAAAGGAAAACATTTCTGGGGGAAGATTGTTGACAATAAAGATGGATTTAAAATATCTATGATTGAAGAACTGGGACTTACACCTGATGATCTAGAAAGTTGCATGAAAAAAATACGAGACTATCGAAATCAATTTGTTGCTCATTTGGATGCAAAAGAAACAATGCACACTCCTATGCTAACAGGCACAGCGTATTCTATGATTAACTATTACTATTCTCATGTAGTTGAAATGTCTCCTGATTGTAACATTTCAATAACTAAGGCTTTAAGCAATATAAGAAATTATTATGATAAATGTTATGAAGAAGCTATCATAATATATGACCAAGCAATGAGAGTAAGGATCAAAGATGATTAATGCAAAAGTCAATTTTAGATCTACTTATTGCTGTTAGCATAAAAAACTTTAAGAACAATTTGGAGATTTAAGCAATGAGCATCAAAGAAAATGAAGAATATAGAAAATGTGACATAAGTTATTCTGTTTATGGCGATGATCAGTCATGGGGTGGAACATTTCACATAATAATTCACCATAATAATGGAGTTGACGATTATCAATCTACTTTACCGGAACCTCAAAGAAGCAGTAAAAGTGCTATGGAAAAAATGAAAAGAGAAGCAAGAGAGATAATAGACAAGTGGATTATCAAGGGCAAGGGTAAGCCAATACAATAACGGTTGATAAGAATGTTTAGCTTTATTTAAGATCACTATGCTTACCCTAACCCACGCCCAAACTCAACTTGCAGCCTGGCTGCAAGCTAGCCTCGATGTGGCTGAAGGTAAAAGTATCAGCATCAGCACCGCTGGTGGTACTCGTAGCATCACCCGTGAGGATGCGGTTGAAATTCGCCGCCAAATTCAATTCTGGCAAAATCAGGTTAATGCCTTATCGCATACAACACCTAAACCTTATTCCTTAGTCAATTTCAAGGATTAACCTCATGCTTGACAGAACTATTGCCGCCTTTGCACCCACCTGGGGCGTAAAGCGTCTGCGCGCACGACTGGCGTTACGCAGCTATGAGGCAGCACAGTCATCCCGCTTACATCCTTTTGTACTCGATAACAGCCATCATGATACTCAAATCGAGCAAGCTAGTGAAAGTTTGCGCGCCCAAGCACGGCATTTAGAACAAAACCATGATTTATCCAGTGGCTTACTGGATGTGCTGGTGCATAATATTGTTGGAGTAGGCATCAGCATAGAACCACAGGTTAAAAATATCACAGGTGAATTGGATTGTGGCTTTAATCGCCAACTACTGGATTGTTTCAGCCAATGGATGATGTCGCCCTGTATTGCCAGTCAATTAGACTGGCACAGCTTATGCCGCCTGATTTGTCGCGCCTGGTTACGTGATGGCGAAGTGCTCATTCGCTTAGTAGAAGGACATATCCCACGCTTTAACCATCCGAGTAAGTTACCCTTTTCATTGGATGTGCTTGAAGCTGATTTTCTGCCGCTAGATTTAAATGATACCAGCAAACATATTATCCAAGGCATCGAGAAGAACCGCTTCGGTCAGGTGACAGCATATCACGTGTATGTAGAGCACCCAGCTAACAGTAACAACTTACAGCCTAAAACCCAACGTATTACTGCTAATCAACTAATTCACTTAAAACTCATCAAACGCTGTCAGCAAACACGCGGTGTATCGCTGTTTGCCCCAGTACTACAACGCTTGGCAGATTTAAAGGATTATGAAGAATCTGAACGGGTTGCTGCGCGTGTTGCGGCAGCCATGACCGCCTATATTAAAAAACCATTGGAAGGCTTTAATCCGCTGGCGATGGATAGCCAAGATAAAAACCGCCAGTTTGATGTCAAGCCAGGCTTGTTCTTTGATAACTTGAACCCAGGCGAAGAAATTAATACCATTCAAAGTAACCGCCCCAGTCAACTCTTAAGCGAATTTCGCAATGCGATGCTTAGAGCCATTGCGGCAGGTACTAGAACTAGCTACAGCAGTATCGCTAAAGATTATAACGGTACTTACAGTGCCCAGCGCCAGGAACTTGTCGAACAAGCGACCCATTATGCAGTCTTGCGACAAGAGTTTATCGCTGGTTTCATCCGCCTAGTATGGCACCGTTGGTTACATTTAATGATGGCCGCACAGCGTATTACTGTATCATCGAATATTGATGTGAACACTTTAAGCAGTGCTGATTATCGTGGACCGGTTATTCCCTGGATTGATCCCTTAAAAGAAGTCAAAGCCGATGTGGAAGCAGTGAATGCGGGGTTTAAGTCACGATCACAAGTGATAAGAGAGCGTGGTGGTGATCCTGTAACGGTGTGTGAGCAACTAGCCAGTGAAAAGGAAAAAAGTAAAGATTCGTAATAAGGACTTTATTAAATTATTGCTTAGTCTTATTAGTTCAGAATGTAAAAAATATACATTACTCAAGTTTTAATATTGGTAGCCGATTAAATGTTAACAAGTTAATATTTGATAAAATTAACATTTGGAAGATATTTTGAGAAAACTAATCAGAAATCTATCTTTAAGTAACATTAGTATTATTATTCTTTTGTTAATTATTCTTTCTATAATCCTTGCAAGCTCATTGTCTATTTATGAATTTTTTGATACAGATAATCCAGATACAGGATCAGATAATGACATGATAGCTCTACATGCAGCAGCTATTATTATATTGACAACGATGCTTCTTGGTGCCGCATGGTATCAATTACATAAATTATCTGAAACTTCTAAAAATGATTTCCTGCTGCGCATAGACAGGGAATACAGTAATTGTAAAATTATCGAAGCAAGAGTTTTTATTCATAAACTTTATTGTCAAGCAAAATCTGAGAATCTGTGCAAAGAAAAATGTGATAAGTTTGTAGCCCATAAGATAAACGAAATGAGAGATCAAGAAAAGAATGCGGAAAATTTTATATGTTTACGTAACTTATTAGATTTTCTTGAAACCACGGCCTATTTTTGCAATACAGGAAAAATCTCAACTAAAGATGTGGAAGAATTACTCGGCACTTTAAAGTATTACCACACAATATTCAGACCATTGATAGGTTCTCTTAGACATGAGCTTAACGATGATGAATTCTACAAAGAATTAGAGGAGTTTTCTGGTAAAAAATAAAAGCACACTCAATACTAATGTACTATCAATTAGCCAGCAATAAAAATTTATCACTTTAATGTTTAGCCTTATAGGCTATAAAATCAATCACTACGCGACCTAAAATACGCAGAACGTATTGCATCAAAAAAATCAAATCATAATTAAATAATTCCTAATAGACTAACGTGGCCAACAACAAATGTCCAATACAACTGACCCGGCAAATGCTGCTATCGTCACAAGCTATCATCGATCTTGACCAACGCCGCCTGCAAATTTCATTTTCATCAGAAACGCCCTCACTGCGCCAAAGTGCCTTTAGCGCACCCTGGCTGGAAACATTAGGCCATGAAGACAGCGAAATAGATTTATCGCGTCTGAATGCAAGTGCTGCAGTTTTATACAATCATGATGCCAGCAACCCCGATCATCATTTAGGGGTTGTCGAAAAAGCCTGGGTCGAAGACAAACGCGGACAAGCGATCATACGCATCAGCAAACGCACAGCAGTCGATGGCCTGTGGCAGGATATACAAGATGGCATATTACAACATATCTCAGTCGGCTATCTGATCAAAGCCCGTCAATTAACACAATCAGCCAGTGATGGACAACCTGAAACTTACCGCATCACCAACTGGCAATCTTATGAAATCAGCCTGGTCACTGTTCCCGCCGATCTTAGTGTCGGCATTGGCCGCAGTGAAATAATTAACAACTATTGGAGTAACCCCAACATGGAAAACCGAACCACAACGCAAGATAGCGCAACCGAAACAACAAAGAAAGAACCTCTTGCACTTGAACTCGATAAAGAAACCCTAAACACAGCAGAGCCACACACCCCAACCACACCAGCGCCAGACATACCGGCTGTCCAAGCAGCCACACTGGCTGCTGAAAGCCAGAGACGCCAAAACATTCGTGACATCTTCACCCCCTATGCTGACACCAAACCAACCTTATACAACCGTTGCCTGGATGACAGCAGTATCAGCGTCGATAGCGCGCGTCAACCACTGCTCGAAGACTTAGGCCGTACCAGCTTAAACGCAGCAATTGATACCACCGCCAACATCACTTGCGACGAACGCGATAAATTTCGGCAAGGCGTAGAAAATGCCCTGCTGTTTCGCAGTGGCTTGGCTGAACTTGACACAAACAACGAATACCAAAACTACAAACTGGCAGAGTTGGCACGGCGCAGTTTAGAGAAAGCCAATATCCAAACTACCCATTTAGGCAGCATGGAATTAATTGGACGCGCTTTTACTCATTCAAGCTCAGACTTTCCGGCGATTTTAAGCAATACCGCTAACAAAGCCTTACTCAAAGGCTATCAGGAAACCACAGAAACATTTATGCAGTGGACAAGCACAGGCAGCCTTGCTGACTTTAAAATCAGTTCACGGGTTGATATTAATGCCTTTCCCAGCCTTACCCACATCCCAGAAGGCGCCGAGTATCAATATGCAACCTTGGGAGAGCGTGAGCAAACCATCCAGCTTGCTACCTATGGGGCAATGTTTAGCATTACCCGTCAAGCTATCATCAATGATGATTTATCCGCCTTTACCCGTATTCCTCGTAAAATGGGACAAGCGGCCCAACGTACAGTAGGTAATTTAGTCTATGCCACCTTAATTGATAATTCTGCGATGGCAGATAATATCCCTTTGTTTGCTGATGAGCATCATAATATTGCTGCCAAACCACAAGCCTTGAACGTAGATAGCTTAAATGCAGCTCGGGTGGCAATGGCTACCCAAAAGTTAGGGAATGTGACCTTAAATATCCGTCCAGCCTACTTCATTGTACCAGTAGCATTAGAAGGTCAGGCAAAAGTATTAATGAATGCGGAAACGGATATTACTCAAGCTAATCCCAATGTGCCTAATGCGGTTAGAGGGTTAGCACAAGTAATAGCCGATGCCAGATTAGATAATGCTTCTACCACCACTTGGTACCTAACCGCACACCCGAATCAATTTGATGTGCT